TGGGCGACTGCCTGCGCACCCGGCTCCGACTCCTGCCAGTAATGGTCACTGTACCGGATGAAGTGAGTGGCCGGAGAATAGCGGAGCTCCCCGGAGAAGTAGCGGGCCATGACCTCGGCCTGCCCGACGTCCGAAAAATCCTCCGGCTTATAGCTGCTGGGGTCGTTATAGGCTTCCGGCGGGACGTAGCCAGCCTGTTCCCGAATACGGGAAAAGAAGCGCTGGGCACTGTGCCAGATGGTATTCAGCTCACTGTTCTCCAGCGGAGGGACACACTTGGCGGCCTCATCCAGAAACGCCTGATATGCCTCGTCGGTATCACCGTACTTCTTGATGACGCGACCGGCGAAGCGGGACATGGTGGCGTTCCGGCTGCCCTCCGGGATGACCGCGCTCTGACCGAAACCGCCGTCCGGCAGTCCGGCATCGAAATCGTCCTCCTCCAGAAACTCGGTCAGGTTCATCCTGCCCGGATAGAGCGCTACATCCGCTGCCGTGGTGCCGAAGAAAAACCGGGCAGCATCGAGCGCATTGGTGTCGAAGTACGGGAAGATGGAATTGACCAGCTTCTTCATATCGCTGTAGAGCGCGGGGTCGGTCACATAGTCGATGGGAAAGAGCACATGGAACTTGGGCCGAGCGGCCTTGCCGTTCTTCTCCTTCATGTTGAAGCGGCTGAAATGGACGGCAAAGGTGACGCCGGGAAACTGCTGGAGGACGTCGTCCGGGGTAATCCAGTCCTCCGGATTCTCCGAGTGGTCGTTGTCACAGTCCACCGGGAGACAGTCGCTCCCGATGAAGTTGTCGCCGTTGCGGTAGCTGTTCCGGTACTCAGCGCAGACGTAATCATGGCAGATGGCGGCTTTCAGGCTGGCCTCGTCCAAGATGACCTGCTTATGCGGATAGGAGCAATTGCCGGGGTTGCCGG